ATGAGACCGCAATTTATTATGTTCATTGCCTTTGTCCTGATTATCGGCAACCTAATGTGCAACATTATCGACGGCACCTGGGTGGAGACCGAGGACGAGGAACAGATTAACGCCATGATGGGACACCAGGCGCAGACGGGCGGGGGCGGCGGCATCCCCGTGATTACCCCGGTGGTGAACTGGGCGCGGGGCTTTTGGCGGACTATCAGCTGGGACTTTTCATTCTTCAACGGGGCGTGGGAAATCGTGCGGTGGATTTTATTTGCAATCAGCGCCGGGGCGGTTTTTGCGATGGCGCAGGAATTCAGGCAGACCATCACAAGTATATTCGGGAGGAGATAAATATGAAAGTCGTATTAACCGTCATCGGGGTAATTGTAGTTTTACTGCTGTTCGGGACAATGATGGGCGGCATTAACGACGCCCAGACCGATTTGAAAACGGACAATTTTGCTGCCGTTGTAACTGGCGGTGGCGTGACTACCGCCGACGTGGTACTGGTAACAAATCTATATGGCGGCGACGTGCTGAATGTTACCAGCGTTACATCTGATTTGGGAACCGACGTCCCGCTGGCGTTTTCATACGTTGCATTAACCAGGACATTAACCGTTAACGGGTTAACTGCCGCGCAAACTCGGACACTTTCCGTGATTTACAAATACGACGCCTTGACGGGCGACAGCGCCCCGGTGGGAACGTTCTTTGGGCTTATTCCCCTGCTGGTGGCGGTGGCGGTTATCGCTATTATTGCGGGTGTTATCTATATGGCTTTCAAAAATAGGTAAAGAAAATGGAAACGTATGTTGGAATAGTTTTATTTACATTGGTTTGCATAGGTTCGGGAATATGCGGCGGTTACATCGCACGGCAATTAAAAAAATAAAAAAGAAACGGGCGTACGGCGGTGCATGATTTTGCGACCAAGCGGCGAGCTACAACGAAAGCAAAAAGACTATCAGCGTCCAAAAAAGCCACCTATACGGTCCGTAAGGTAAAAGCCGTTAAATTCACTGGCCGTAAAGTTGTATGGCATTAACAGGTAAACAGTAGAGGCATTAAGGTCGATTGCCGATTGAAATACGATAGGAGGCGAAAATAAAAGTGACTGAACGGATTAAGGGCATACTTTTTTCCGTGATTTTGATTGTCGTGGCGCTCCTGCTGCTCCCCATCGTCATCGATGGTGTCAGCGACGTCCTGGCGATCACCGGCATCAGCGGTTACGCGGGTGTCGAAGCCATCACGGGCCTCATCCCCTTGTTCGTGGTAATTGGCATCGTTATCGTTGCCATTTTAAACGGACTGTGGGCCATGAAAAAGAACAACTAAACGCCAACACGCTGCTTACCGCCTGAAATCGGGCAAACATCCCGAAAGTAAGGCGGCAGCAGCAACACACATTGGAGGGAAAATGTTTTTTAAAGATAAAAAAGAAAAAATGGCAGTTTGGGAATGGGGAGAAAATCGGACCATACAACGTATAAGTATGGATGTTGATACCGCGGTGGTGTTACATCCTAAAAAACCACGCGCGCACCATCTTATTCATGATTTTACAATGCGAGACCATGTTTATGGTGGTTTAGCTTTGTTGGTATGGCAACGTGACTCTTTCCCAAAACATCCTTTCCGCAATATCGATGCGTTTTTGAAATCACAGCTGGAGGACATAAATCAGATAGCTAAAGACCGTGCAAAATCGGCAAAAGATAAAGCCCTCGATGATGCACAACGCAACCGACTTGCAATTATGTTCACAATGCTGGGGTATGTTTTTGGCATCGCCGTTTTACTAGCGATTATTTATATGGTTATACAAAATGGCGGATTGGAAAACTTAAAATTTTGGTGATGGTGAAGTATGACAAAAACTAATTTATTAGAAAAAAAAGAGGCGACGCAGGCTTTGCCAACGGCTGAAACCGTAATACTACCCCAGGAAAAATTACCGCCACAGCCATTGCCGCAACGCAAGTTTTTATTTAGGCAAAAAACAGCAGTGCTGACGGTGCCGGCGGTTGTTGTTCGAAAAACTGGTGTTTATGTAGAGCGCATTACGGAAAAAGATTTGCCTTTAGACGCTAAATTATGGACGTTCAAAGAGCAATATGTGTATTCCTTACAATACGACGGGACAGAATATCAGTGTTTTGAGCCGACGGGAGAGTCAAAACAGAAACCTGAATTTTTATGGCGGGCGATTAAAGCTGCCCCTATTCGTAAAGTATTCACTATAAAAAACAGGGGTTTGGAAAAACTTAATACCGGGTTGGGACTAACTTTCTTAATAATTTGCATCGTTACTTTGTTTGTTATCGGCAATATGGTAATGGGAGGCTGATATGTATTCACCAGCAACTACAAATCGTAATAATGGAAATCAACAACCGTCGCAAGGCAGTGGGGCGGTTTTATCATGGAAACCGGGCGGCAACGGTAATGCTAATGAGCTTATAAGCATTGATAAGGATAAAAAAACAGGCTTTGAATTCCCGGAAGTTTGCCAAAAAACTATTTTAGACAATAACGACGAGGCAATAGATTTTGCCCAGGCAATCCACCACTGCCTTGATTTTGAATTATGGGATTTGCTGTCTGAAATTTACACGTTAATGGCTTTGCGGCCGGCGGTAAATGGGGAGTCTCGTAAACAGTTTATGCAGGCGCTGGTCGGGGTAATTTTAGGCTCGGATAAAAAGTCGTTTTGGAACAAAGATAAGCAAAAAAGAGACTGACACCACCAACAACAGCAGGGGGTAAAACCCTTTATATATTACTACTAAAGGTAAATATTATGGTAATTGCCGAGAAAGAAAACCTACAAATTGAAAACCCTGATTGGGCGGTACTTGAGAAAACAGATAAGCCGTGGGGAGTAAAAGACTATGGCGATATTTTTCCCGGGGCTGTTGAGCCTTTAGGCGCTGTCAACGAGGGTACGGACGAATTTCAGCTACGGGTTGATAAGGCTTTCACAGTTGGTGCTACCGGGCATAAGCGCAACGGCAAAAGTCTGTTTTTGACCCGGGCTGGGGTTATCGCGATGGTTAGCGGTTTGCCGGTTTGGTCCAATTACCCGATTGAGTTTAATTATTGTCATGATGGCACCAGTAAACACTACATTAGTAATCCGTTGGACTGGAAGGCCCTTTATACATTAAGTGAGGAACTAGAATATGGGGTTGTTATTATCAGTGAAATTCAGCAATGGCTGGACAATCGCGCCAGTATGCGGCTGAATAACCGCCTATTTTCCTATATATTGCGTCAAATAGGCAAACGTCACCTTTCGTTATGGTACGACTGTTTTTCACTCGATACCATTGACCGCCGTCTCCCGGCGGAAACCGACGTTGAGGTTTACTGTGAGGACTTAAGAAAAACCTACTGGGGGAAAACTAAAGGGACGCATTTAGCAGAGGGTGAGTACGTTAAGTTAACCTGTTTTGCCCGTACAAACGCCTGGTTGGGGTTCACAACTTTTGAAAGTGGGTTTACCCCGGAATATACGATGTACGGAAAACCATACTGGAAATGCTACGATACAGGCTTTTTGTTTGACCCGTTTGAAGCAATGGCTGGTATAAACCTGGATCTACAAAGTATCAATATCACGAATAAGCAAACTAGAACGCCGTTGAAAGAGGGTAAGTTGCGTGATGTTATCGAGGGAATTTTACGTGATGGCTTGACCCATATTTCCCCGGCTGATTTGTGGAAGTCTGCGGGCATCACGCAAAACGAAACATCCCTTTATAGCGAAGTTATTAAAAACCTGGGGTTAGTAAAAAAACGCCGTACTAATGGATTTATTTACGACCTTTCGAATTATAAAGAGGCGGAAGAATAAATGGAACTGATAATCGTGGTCGCCCTGCTGGTAGCGCTGGCGTTTTGGCAGCGCAGTAACTTTTTGATGATTGTGGGCGGCATGGCGGCCATCGGGTTTGGGATTTACTGGGCTGTATCGGCCGCCGGGTTCGCTTACCTTGTTACCGGCGTGGCGTCGGTTTGCATCGGGATTTATATGCTGATAACTGCGGCATTAGATATGTTCAGGAGGTAAGGTATGGGCAGATGGGAAAAACTAATATCAATCCTAACGATTACGCTAATTATGGTGTCAGCGGCACCCATATTGACGCAGGCGTTAGGCACTGATGATTTTACGATAGCACTTATTCCTGACCCTCAAAATCTTGTAGAGTCCGCTCCCGCCGATTGGGAAGCTGAAATGCAATGGTTGGCGGATAATGCCGTATCAATGAATATCAAAGCAATAATCGGGCTGGGAGATAATACTAACTACTTGTATGATGGTTTTCCCCTGCGCCCTGCTTTTTATACTGAAGCAAAAGTGGGCTGGGACAAAAT